AAAAGAAACACACCGTAATTGATGTGGAGGTGATTGAGAAGAATCCTTATATTAGGGCTAATCAATCGCGATTTATTGAAGTCGTTGATTAAAATGGAGTATGACGGTGGCTTAACCTATTCTATTATTACTTCTATTACGACGATTATCGGTCCGATCATAACTTGGCTTTTAGCGAGAAAGAAGAATGCTGCCGAAGTTGACGGAAATGTCATTGCGAACATGAAAGAGTCTTTGGACTTCTACAAACAACTTAGTGACGATACAAGGCAAAGACTCGATGATGCACTTAGCCGCTTAAATAGCGCGCTTAAACGTAACGACGAACTCGAGCATAAAGTGAACGACTTGCAAAAACAAATTATGACGCTATCTATGATGGTTGCTGGATACGGGCTTCAAGAGAAACTTAATATCATTAACGAAAATGAGGCAAACGCTAATAAATACGTTGAAGGCGCTCCTGACACAAATAGTAAATGATATTGAGTGCGGCAACACAAATGCGAGCGATGAAGAACTACTTGATTTTATAGACGTGGTGAAAAAGATCGCACGAAAAGACGAGCCGCTAAGCAAGTACCAAGCATATACATATCTTAATATAAGTAGAGCTAAGTTCGATAATTTGGTAAGAGAAGGAAGGCTCCCAAAAGGTCAGAAAGTTCCCGGATTCAAGGAGCTCCGGTGGTATAAACGCGACCTTAAAATATAACTCATTACTATTGTTTCCCCGTTCAGGCGTGTGCCTGGGCGGGGTTTTTTATTTTCTTAGCATCGTTGTCTTTCATGAAAAATTTTACTTATCTTTGCATCCGTAACGTTACAAAATAAATGGAAATTAATATGGAAGAGACAAGTAAAACTTATGTGTTTAACAGCGATGCGCCTTATGGCAATCGCGGTGGTTTTGATACCGGCGCCTTGATGGGCATGCTTGCCGGTAATAACAATGGCGGTTTGGGCTTTGGTGCTAATAGCATTGGTGAGCTTATTGCTTTAGCTATTGTTGCTTCTATTTTTGGCTGGAATAACGGCGGTGGCTTCGGCTTCGGTAATAACGGTGGCGGTAGCGCTGGATTTCTTGCCAACCAGATCTCCGATACATCTACTCGCGATCTGATACTGCAGGCCATAAATGGTACCGATGCTGATGTGCGTGCGCTTTCCACGAATCTCAATGTTGATGTCGAGTCATTAAAGACTGGTATCAATACCGTCAATTCTGCGATTGCTGCTCTTTCTGCTCAAACCGGTATGAGCGGCTTACAGATTATCAACTCCATTCAGTCTGGTAATGCTGCCCTTGCTTCTCAGCTCAGTCAATGTTGCTGCGAGAATCGTCTTTTGACTACTCAGCAAGGCTACGAATCACGTATCGCAACAATTGAGCAGACGAATCAACTTGGTTCTCAGGCTGACCGCAACTTCAATTCCGTTTTAAATGCGATTAACGCCCAGACTGTCGCGATGAATGACGGCTTCTGTGCTATCAAGGAGCGTGAGCTGCAAGGCAAGATTGACACGCTGCTTGCTGAGAACGGCACATTAAAGACTGCTCTTGGTGAGGCTCGTCAGACCGCTCAGTTTAGCGCAATGCTTTCTCCTATAGCCAACAAGCTTGTTGAGATTGAGAATAAACAGCCGAATACAGTGCCAGTCCAGTGGCCTAACCTCACAGCGGTTAATACTACTCCTTATGCCTCCTATGGATTCAATGGCTTCGGCTATGGCAATGCATGGGGCGGTTCCTATTGGGGCTAATATAACAAATAAGGTATGGCAAGGTTTCCGTTACAATATGTGAATCTTAATGGCATACCGACAGTGCAATCCCGCCGTATAACCGTAAGCGATACAAGTGTAGACTTCGGTTTCAATCCAGATTGGGATCGTAACCCATTTCGTGGGCTTCTGTTAGTATATCTTTCAGAAGAGATCCCAACTGGTACTACGGACACTCTGCCTGTACGGTTTGTTATGGCTGGCAATACAAGCAACGTGACTGTTGCTGGTGGTGACAATCTCACTGTTGCTGATATTGCTACGCCTGGCGTTTATCTTGTTTATTACGACCGATACGCCAATATTTTACAATTAATAGGATAAATTATGTTTCAATCTGTTAGGCCCAATAGCCAGATATTCGTTTTCCACAAAGAGGAACGTCCGCGATTAGATATTGGGTATGTTGTTAATCCGCCGGTAATGAGGCCAAAGTATCCGGTGCCAACGACTTTTAATCAAACAAAAGAAGCGGTCGTTGATTTGACAGTAAAAATAGGCACTCAGAATTATAATTACAATAATATACCAGCAACTCTTGACATCGCTGATTTATATGCAGACGGCGAGAATATAATAATTTCTGACAGCCGCGAAGCTATGAATGCGGAGATATTAAATTTAAAGCAGAAGAGTATTGACGTGATAGATAGTGTCGATTATCACAAGAATTTCGTTTCCACTTGTGATAACATCTTATCTGAGCTAAATCCGGAATTAGCCGAGAAGCAAGCACAGAGAAAAGAGATTGACGAATTAAGGACTCAGATGTCAGATATATCGAAGGTCCTTACTGAGCTAAAGGACGCTAACAGATTGTTCATAGAGCAATTAAAAATAAAAGGAGATAGAAATGATGTGGGAATTGAGAGAATCTAAGATGAAACCAGATTATCGTTATGGCCGTAGGGGAGGCATGTCACGCCGGGATGATTCCTTTGACGAAGGTTACGATTGTGGTTATGAAGACGGCTATCGTGCCGCAATGAAAGAGGCTAAGCGTTATTATGGCGAGCGCCATGATGACGAGAAGCGTTATTAATCAATATCGGGGCGGGGAAACTCGCCCCTTTTTATTATGAGATTAGATAGTTATCAGAAATTTCCTTCTGGCATGGAGGAATATCTAAATATATATGGATGGCACTTCTCGAAGAAAATGTGCGATTGGGCTACTAGCAGAATGTACAAGGTCGTCAATGGCGTAAAGAAATATATAACGCCAATGACTAAGGAGCAAGTCGAAACTCTTCTTTTCAATAACAATATATCGCTCAAGAATGCGAAGGGATACGACTGTACATATATAGCTAATATGGTACTTGCTGACTTTATGGGCTCATCAATATCAGATGAGATGCATCAGGCTAAGTATATCAAAGACGTCATTGACGACCCGGACGCTTATGACGGAATGCCATTTACGCGCTTCTACGCCGATTGCATTGGGTCTGGTACTCCAATCAACTGGGAGGATATGATATGATTGTACAACATATTTATCTTGAGCGCTACGATTGGGACATAATAGCCTTTTTTACGGACGATCACGATTCGGACGAAGAGATACTCGAATTCATGGAGATAATGGGTTGTAGCGAAAAAGAGATAGATTCAATAGCAGAAATAATGGGTCCATCTAAAAAGAATTGTGGGTTTACATACTCAGATTATGACGAGCGCAGTACGGTGATATATATTGGTCCTACTACATCTGTTGATGAATTCCAAAACACATTTGACCACGAGAAGGGCCACGCTGCGATACATATCGCTACTTATTATGATATAGACCCATACGGGGAAGAATACCAATATCTTGCTGGCGAGATCGGACAAAGACTGTTTGATGTGGCCAAGCTTTTCATTTGTCAATAAGGGGGCGAGAGTCTCCTTATTTTTTTTATAAAAAGCTTGTGTTTTAAACTCGAATGTGCTATATTTGCAGTTAATTAAATTTAATCAATATGGCAGAATTAAAACTATTATTAGAAAGACGCTATAAAAAGAATTCTTATAGCATCGGGTTGCTGTATATCAATGGTGTGCTTTTTAGTAACACGCTGGAGGATAAAGATAGGGACCTTACCTTCAATATGCCGCTATATGAAATCAACAGACGGAAGGTCTATGGCGAAACGGCAATCCCAAGGGGAAGCTATCGTATCGAAATGACGTACTCTCCTAAGTTAGCAAAGAGGGCATGGTGCGCAAAGGAGAAGGGATATTCTCCCCAAATAATGAACGTGCCAGGATTTGCTGGCATTCGTATTCATCCACTTAATCGACCCGAAGAATCTCTTGGCTGTATTGGCGTTGGCGACAACAAGGCTAAGGGAATGATACTTAATTCTACGGCTCGATATAGAGAGCTGCTCGAGAAACACTTGCTGCCTGCTTTTGCTAGGGGCGATACCGTAACGCTTCAGATTATTTAGAAATTAATGTAAAATTAATTCAGCAAAATAGCGTATTTGAAAATGTCAGTTTTAGTGCTATATTTGCGGAACTTTTAATCGATTTATTATGTCTAGCTATACTAATGTATATAGTGGAGAGGATTGTCCTAAAGATAAAACATCCTTATGGGTTCATCACTCTGTAAAGAATGACTTATCATCTCCGCTTGTGGCGGAAATGTTTAGCAAAGGTAAGTGTGTTTCTGTATCTTCTGGTTCTTCACCACAAGGCGGACAATCTATAATTGTTAACGGAACGTGGGCTGCCAGTAATGTTGAAAATGAATATGTTTTTACGCCAGACACCGGAGAACCTAGTTGGGATGAGGCTGCTGCTGTTATGATTGCTGGCGGTAGGGTTATTCTTCATTCTAATGTTGGAAATGAAACATACCGTGTAATGACTGAACTTTATCCGTCTGAAAATTCAAAATACATGTGCTATTGGGCAGCCAATACAGATTATTATTGGGCAAAATAGTTAGTACGATTTAATAATATAAAGTAATATAAATCTAGGGAGAAATAAATTTATGGAATTGGATTTAACAGGGATATTAAGTCCAGAAGAGGCTGAGAGCCTCTTTTCGGGCTCAGAAATTGAAGATCCGGAAACCCCCGAAAAACCGGACAAAGAAGTCACCGAGGACGAGATAGATGGTGAAACCATTTTTTCTGGTTCTGAGAGCGTAGGTGAAACAAAAAAAGTAGGCCAAGAGGAGGCACCATCAACTGATGGGACGAAGCCTTCTCCCGATAAACCTAACTTCTATCATTCCACGCTTAACGCTCTCGTAGAAGATGGTGTCCTCGAAGGCCTCACAACTGAAGATGTTGACAATGTCACGACTCCAGAGTCTTTCTCTGCTGCGATTCAAAAGGCAGTAGAATCCAAATTGGATGAAACGCAACGCCGTGTCAACGAAGCTCTTGAATACAATGTCCCGAAGGACGAAATTAAAGAGTATGAGAACCTTATCAGCTATCTCGACAATATAACCGATGAAGCGCTTAATGATGAGACGCAGCAGGGCGAACAGCTCAGGCGCAATCTTATCGCTCAAGACCTTCAAAACAAGGGTTATAGCCAACAGCAGATAGCGAGGAAGGTCAAGAGCATATTCGACTCGAATTCGGATATTGAAGAAGCCGCTGATGCACTTGTTGCGAATAAGGAGTTCTTTACGCGTAAGTACCAAGATAGAATTGAAGAGAATAAGAAGAAAGTTCAGGAACAAAAGAGCCAAATGGAAAAAGACATCAATACACTAAAGTCTTCTATTCTTGAAGGTGATGTTCTTGGCGGCTTAAAGGTCGATAAAGGAACTCGAATGAAGGTTGTGGAAAACATCTCTAAGCCTGTCTATAAAGACAAGGAATCTGGTAGGATGTTAACCGCAATAGAGAAGTATCAAAGAGAGAATAGACTTGAATTTGTTAAGAATCTTGGCTTGTTATTCACGTTAACCGACGGGTTTAAGAATATCGATAAGCTCGTCACAAAGGAAGTGGAGAAAGAAGTCAAGAATTCAGTCAGAGAATTAGAGCACAAGATCAATTCTACTACGAGAAATAATGATGGTAGTTTTAATTACATTTCTGGTTCTTCTGATGACAATAGTTACATTGGAGCTGGCATTAGGTTAGACATTTAACACTTAAGTTTATTAAATAATTATGCCAGGAAAATTAGGTAAATTCCAGATGACCTCTTTTGAGAGCTGGGGTGGTTAAGTTATGGCCACGCCGTATGGTGACATACGGGCAATAACCGCGCAAAATCGGTGAACCCCTTCAATAATTGGGCAACACCGAGTTAATCATAAGTTTAAATGGCTTATGACAATGTAACGCATAGTGGATGAAACTATGATTGGATATATATACGTGATTAAAAATAACTGCAATAATAAAGTTTATATCGGACAGACAAGGACATCTCTTAAGCAAAGGTGGAATGAGCATGTAAGGGAATCTAAGAAAGACGATTATATTCTTTATCGAGCAATGAGAAAATATGACATCGAGAACTTCTATATGGAGCAACTTGATGTATGTGATGTGGAAATGCTTGATGAATTAGAAATATCATATATAAAATATTTTAATTCAACAGACGACAGATTTGGGTATAACATGAGTCTCGGTGGGAAAACGCCGAAATTCAAGCAGGAAAAAATTGATGAAAATTTGGTCATAGACTTATACTGTAATAAAAAGAAAAACCTGTCAGAAATTTCAAAATTAATTGGGATAAGTAGATATCGCATTACAAATGTACTTAAACAGCACAATATCATCATAAGAGACAGACATGAGTCGAATAAGCGATTTGATAAATTAAACAAGTCAACTATCTTGTCGGCCCTTGGCAAAAACAAGTCTCTTCGGTCTGCTGCAAAATGTTTAGGTGTAACATATTCAACATTTAGAAACGCGTGTATATATCATAACATAGAATATAATTCCACCACGAGTGTGCGGCATCAGGAAACTGATGAAGATGTATGCTGAACTTATGGGATGACAAACCATAAGAAGTAAAGGATAAAAAGCCTTTACGGTAACAAATTGCTAACAAAGAACAACCACCTTGGGTCAATCTATAAGCTCGCTCCGCAGAAGGCTAGCGATATTATGGTTCAGCTCCTTGCTCGTCGGTATGGTAAGAGCCTGAATACTTATCTGTCTCAGTTCCCAACTCGCCAATTCGATGACGACACCGAGTACACATGGCAAGTCATTGGTGGTACTCGTGAGAACGTCCCTCTGGTTGAGGCTCGTACTCTTGATGGTACTCCCGTCGCTGCCAACGCAGGTATGATTGGTGCTCGCGTTGAGCCGTTCTATCTCGTGTTCCCTAAGGGCCTGTTCTTCGACGGTGATTATATCGTTGGCGAGCTGAATGAGGTCTATCAGTTCCGCATTCTTGGCGACCCGCGCGTCGAGGGTTCGAACTACGTCTTCCGCGTTGAGCTTGCTGGTGGTAACACTACTGGTGTTCCTGCAGAGCGTCTGCAACCCGGCGAGCGTTTCAGTCGTGAGGCCGCCTTTGTTGAGCAAGAGCTCAGCCGTAAGGTCTCCGATATCACCTTTGCTGCTCCTGTTACAATGCGTAATGAGTTCTCCACAATTCGTAAGCAGCACAAGGTTCCTGGTTCAATGCTGAACAAGAAGCTTGCTTGTGGTATTCCTATCATCACTGAGGGCGCTAATGGTAAGCTCACCCACACTGTGACTAACATGTGGATGCACAATGTCGAGTTCGAGTTCGAGCGCCAGTTCGACGAGGATCGCAATAACGCTATGCTGTGGGGTCGTTCCAACCGTACTGCTGACGGTGAGTATCTGAATATCGGTAAGTCTGGTAACGCCATCAAGACTGGCGCTGGCCTGATGGAGCAAATCTCCTATGGTAACCAGATGTACTACAACGATCCTCATCAGGTGATGAAGCTTATTCTTGACGCTCTGTATGAGCTGTCTGCTGGTAAGCTCGAGTATGGCGACCGCACGTTCGTTATCAATACTGGCGAGGCTGGTGCGATGCTCTTCAATAAGGCTGCTAAGGATATGGCTTCTGGTTGGATGCCGCTGGTCTCCTCCGCCAATCCTCCTTACTACCAGAAGGTCAATGCTGACTTTGCTCCGGGTAACGCCATCAGCGTGAACGACTACCAGATCACCGAGTGGATTGCTCCTATGGGTGTCCATGTGAAGATTAACGTCGTCCCGTTCTATGATGACCGTGTGCGTCACAAGATCGAGTGGAATGGTCGTCCGGCCTTCTCTTCTCGTTTCGATATTCTCTACATCGGTTCTACCGAGCAGCCGAATATCTTCAAGTGCGCCGTCCGTAACCAGAGCGACTTTAGAGGATACCAATGGGGCTTAACTGCTTGATTATCAAGCATTTACACATTTTCTCAGGTCTCAGAATAATACCTCTCTAAATAAGATTATTCATTACGCGGTTAATTGCTGGAAACTCCAGTTTCTAATATTCAAACATTTAGATAAAGAAATAGGAACAAAAGACTGGACAATCAGCAGCCAAGCCTTTATTCTGATATAATAAAGGAAGGTTCAACGACTATCCCGGAAGGGAGTACACTCAAGCGAGTGGAAATGCCGCGCCTATTTGATGATTCAAATAGTGAAGATATAGTCTGAACTCATAAGTAATTATGAGCTGCATTAATTCGCGCGTAGTAATTAGCGACTACTACGGAACATTTAAATGTGAGAAATCCGTTCACAGGCCAATTAGGCAACGATCAGATGAGCTTCGACGAGGATGCTGCGGTGTTCCACCGTATGGCTATCTTCGGTGTTTGCGTCCTTGATGCACAACGCACGATGTCTATCATCCCTGCAGTGCTTGCGGGCTAATATAAAGCAAATTTATCATCAGAAAAGGGGAGGGGAAGTACTCCTCCCCTTATTTTTTAAAACATTTAAAGGGGAGAATAAATGGCTAAAAAAGCTACAACTGGAATCGTAATTGACGATGAAGCCTTGAAGGACGACCTCGTTCCGATTGAGCTTCCGTCAAAGGAAGTTAGTAAACCGGTGGAAATGCCGGTTAAAGAAGATAGCCCGAGTAACAAACCGCTCATCAACTGTCTTCGTAATACACGGGTTATAGTCAGGCGTATACCGAAGAATCACGGACTCGTTACTGATCCGCGACACCTTTATAGCAACGGTATGGCTGAAGATGCCAATCGATATTTCACCGTCCCAGTGCTTAGATCTGGCGCGATGGTGAACGTACTGACGGCCAATGAGAAGAACTATCTCGAGTACATCATGGGCTTACCTACGAATGCTTTGAGTGTCTACCGAAAGGAAGACAACTACTGGTCAAATCGCATGGTGAGACTCCGTAAACAAGATAATTACTTAGATCTTAGCGTTCCTGAAGATTATATTAAGTACAAGATTTTGCTGGCGAATAAAGACTATATTGCGCCTTCTTATGAAGATTACGAGAAGCGTCCACTTGAGACGTACGAGTACTACATAGTTGAGGAAGGTTCCGCGTCGAAAACCGTATCAAAGAAAGCAAATCGTACTTATCAGTGCTACGTCGAGTACGGTAGCATTAAGGACAACTGGGATAAGCTTCGTATTATTGTTGAGGAGCTTACTGGTAAATCGATTTCACCAAAGCAGAGCATTGAGTACTTACAGGAGCAAGTCTATGATATTATCACGAATGAGCCAGCGAGGTTCCTCGAGTGCGCTCAGGACGAGTATCTCGATACAAAGATCTTGTTAAAGAAAGCGATTGACGCTGGTATTATTTATCGTCGTGGTGAGTACTTCTTCCTGCGCGATAACAACGAACCGCTTTGTAACCCGAATGAAGACCCGACATTCAATGTCGCTGCGAGATTCATTAGTTTGCCGAAGAATCAGGAATTGCGTTTTGCTATTGAGGCTAAGGTCAATAAGTCTTAATTATGACAAATCTAGAATTCAGCAGGGAGTTTGATATCCTTTATAATAATATCACATCGAATCAAGCACCGAGCTTGAATTCATATGAAAAGAGTGTTTTCCTGACAGAAGGAGAAGAACAATATCAACAAGAATTAATAGATGGTATCGGAGGAAAGGACAACAATAGAGTTCTTGCGCTACTTAATCCATTTATAACCAGAAAGGTCTATACATCTGCTGACTTCGAGTCTGATGAATTTCCTTTCGAGAAGCGTGGAGTTAATTCCGTTAGTCTTGTTTCCGAAGATAAAGATGACGTCTTAGTAATATTAAGAGAGTCTGCGATGTGCCACGATAAGAATTGTGCTACTCATCCTTGCAATATTTATCCAGTCAAGGAAGATGAAGTAAACCATATTCTCTTAAATCCATTCCGATTTAATAAGAATATCGTTCTTCGTGTTGACGAGTATGGTGATTCCGATAGCCGATATCGCAGGGCTTTAATATATAAGGGTACTCTTGATTCTTATACAATCATATACGTAAGGCCATGCAAACCGATTATTCTATTTGATGACGATAATGATTTCGACTTATCTGTCAATAATTTCGGTTATGAAACGCCTTGTGAGTTTCCTGCTTCTTGTCATAGGAGGATACTCGAAATGGCAGTGCTTCGCGCTAAAGCCGCGTGGGATTCTGCCGCAAAACAACAAACTAATTAATTAACATGGCTGTTTTTAATACTGACCAAGCCCGTCACTTCTATGTGACAAACACCGTTGAGAATATCGTTAAGGACGGTGGCGAGTTCGTCAAGATTGACGTTGGTTCAACCTATGCTGCTGCTTCTTCTGACATCATCGAGAAGGGTCAAGTTGAGTACATCAACGTTACTTCCGCTCTCAATAAGCTTGTCCGTCCTCGTAAGAAGGTCACGGTCTCTCTGAATAGCGCAATCCTTGATAACGGCAACGTTCCTGCTGGTTATCACTTCGTGCTGAAGCTCGTCTTCCGTCAGTTCGTTAGCAACTCCGATGAGGACACTCTCGTGAAGATCGCTGATGTCTACACGAAAGCCGCTATGACCCCGGCTAACTTCATGACCGCTCTGAAGGATTCTCTTGATAAGAACCTTGCTGCCGAAGAGGCCGCCTCTGGTGTTTCTCTCCTGTCTCGCGTGGTTTCCGGGAATACGCTGGTTCTCTCTGAGGCTTACATGCCTTGGAAGCTCGGTAAGATGTCCGTTGGTGTTCTTCCGTTCAGCGTCATTGCTGATACCGTCGAGATTGACAACATCGATGTTGATTGGGCTGTTCTGACACCTGCTGCTGTCGCTAAGGATTCTTCCGATACTCTTGCTGGTGCTCATAAGCTGGCTGACCTTGAGTGGTTCTGCCTTGGCGAGCGTGGCGATATCTATCGTAACGTTGGTTGGCCGAACAACTTCGACACCAAGTATCAAATCGATGCGACTGGCGCTACCGCTTATTCCATCGTTGACATCACTTACTTCTATAAGGGCAACAACGAGGATATCCAGCATAGCCGTAAGACTATCACGCTTGCATGTGCTGGTGTTGTTGGTGACGATGCTGCTGCAGCTCTCGCCGCTGTGTTCCCTGGTGTTACCATTAAGGTCGATGGCGTGGTTTATGAGGCTGAAACTCAGCAGCCCGCGGGTTAATGAATAATTTACAACCAGTCAGGGCCAAGTGTCTTGGCTGGTTTTATTTTTTATAAGAACGACATGATAAATATTAAGTATTTCTACATAAAGAAAGACGAAGAAGGATACAATCAGTTATATTGCGACTTAAGTGTCGTTCGTAACAATGATCGTACAAACGAAGAGATTAGTAACATTAGGATCATTGATGCTTCTGGTGAGACTATATATGATGGCACTTCACTTCCAATAGTGACTGGCTATTGTGGCGAGCATAAAGACGAACCATTTCGGATTACAGTTACCACTACTGTTAGCGACAATGCGAGTCCGTTAAGCGGTCCTGCCAGCAACGCTATCGGTCGTAACAGCGTATTATATGAATACACAAAGAAGACAGCAAACGGGTATGAGTATACAATCACAACGATGAATATGTATAATATCTATAAGACGTTCATGAATTTTGTTGATGAGATATGCGAGTCCGGTTGTTGCGATCCTTGTGAGTCACAATGCCCTAATAGGTTTGTCGACTTCTTAATACGCCTAAAAGCCTTTGAATTAAGCTCTTTTACCAGCGATGATAATCTTGGTTATCTTTACAATTTAATTGCCTCTAGGGCGCCAAAAACGGCATTTAAACACAATTGCGGTAAGCTCGACTACGAGATGCCAAAGATTGAGTTCCCAGAGAGCAAGAAGAAGAGTCAGACCAAGAAAAAGGATTGCCACTGTAAAGATGTTTAATACTTGTGATTTAGCTAATGCTCTTAAGATATATCTTACGGAAGCACAAAATGGTTTTAACATAAGCTTGGTCGATATGTATAAAGTATTCGTATCGTCAATGCTTGATGAGATTAAACAAGGGGAATTATCCATTCTGTTTACTGATGAAGATTGGGATAAGATATCGCGGTTACAAAAAATCATACAGGGATAATCCGTGTTTACTGAAAACATAATTGCCTTGCCGTTGTTGTTAATTTTTATTAACTTCGCGGCAAGGTTTTATTTTAATATATTATGAATACTTATAGCGAAATGATATACATGGTAAGAGACATTTTGAAGCTTTCATCAGATGATTCGTATATTACCAGTCAGCACATTTTATTCATGCTTGAGAAGTTCCGCGCTTATGTACTCAAGTCTAAGTATGAGGATGATGAAGCTAGCATTCCTGACACTAACAAGTCTGAGATAACAGTCGAATTAGAGCTTATCAGCGATAACCTCGGTTATTCTGGAATTCCTCTTCTGCGTTCGAAAGAACCGCTTCCATCCGATATGATTTTCGATTATATTACAGTCAGGACGAATAAGCTTACTGGAAATCCAAATATCGTTTATGTCCCGTTCTCGAGATTCCCTTACGTTGGTAACAACAAGTATCTTAAGAATATAATCTACTGGACGATAGACGATGATGACTATATCCTTGTTAAGTCTTGCAATCCTTTGTTTGAGTATCTTCGTGAATTCAAGATAGAAGGCGTCTTTGAGTCTCCGATGAAAGTGGCAGAGCGCGAGTGTTCTTGCAAGGGTCTTGAGGTTAATTACGATGATGTTGACTTCTGTTTAGAAGACGACCTCGTGCAGCTTGTCGTTCAGTATGTTATGAATACATTCCAGAATTCGATATACAAGCCACAGGACGAGGATAACAATACGAATGACGATCTTGCTGGCACTGCGGTAAGAACGCCAACGGAGCGATATAAGAAACAGCAATGGGAGAAATAAAGCGTAGGGTCTACAAGCGCGAACTGTTTGAGTCTTATTATTTAAAGCACGCTAAGCGAAAGAAATACAAGCGTTTTGTCTGTATGAATATCATTAAGGGCATTAATGAGCTTGTTATGGATTTCGTTTATAAAGGTGGAGAATTCGAATTCCCAGCAAAAGTTGGGTCTATCTCAATAGTCGGTATTAAACATACGCCTTTCTATCTGGATGGAAAGTTGATTCCAGCAAAACCAGTAGATTGGGGCGCTACCAGAAGACTATGGGCAGAAGACGAAGACGCGAAAAAAAGGAAAATGCTCGTGCGATTCACGAGTGACTACTTTTATCGCTTCTTATATAAACGTCATCCTTATGGTATGGTACAATGCTGGGCAATGAAAATAGAAGCATATCCTCAACGCAAGAAAGAGTTATTCAGACTCATCAAGCAGAACAAACTGTTTGTGCATACTAAAGAGTTTTAAGATATGAAAGAAAGTTTAATTTCCATAAATGAACTTGTCGACGAGTTGTATGAGCATCCGATGATGCGAGATATCCCGCTCGACTATATAGTAAGGAAGACCGTCGGCTTTATGAAGATTGTTGGTGTGCCTAACATGTTTGAGAATAAAACTGCTATTCTTGAGCCAGAGTGTTATCGCGCCGCTCTTCCTTGCGATTTCTATAAGATAGTTGGTGTTCGTTCTGGCTGTCCGAATAAAGACTTTGTTTATCATAGCGCGACAGATACATTCTTCTTCAGTAAACAGAAGGAGCGTGATACTGGTCTTACTTATAAAATACAAGGTGGCGTTATCTACACATCAACAGAGGATGACCCTATTGAGATATCTTATCTTTCAATTCCAGTTGATGAGTTAGGATATCCACGTCTTCCAAATAACGAGTCTTTCCTTCGTGCGCTTAAAGCCTATATCAAGAAGGAATGGTTTGTCATCAAGTTCGACCAGCAAAAGATACAAATGCAGCAGTTACAATTAGCTCAACAAGATTACGCTTGGGCTGTTGGTGATTGCGAGTCCGACTTCAATAGAATGTCAATAGATGAAGCAGAATCATTCTATAATGGATTTAGCGAGCTTATCATCAGGGCGAACGAGCACAATCATCATTTTGTCGGAACTGGAGAAAAGGAGATTTTAAGAAAGCATTGATATGACACCGAAAGTTGCAGAATTTTTAAATTTAGGAATGCGTCGAGATGTTGCGGATAGTAAAGTCGGTAATCAATATGCATATGAAAACTATAATGTGCGTATTGATACGAATGACGGCGATACTGTATATTCTGCAACTAACGAGCGTGGTAACTTAGATAAAGGAATAACAATATACGGAACTGTCGTTGGTATATGCGAGCTTGTTGATGGCGTCGTTTTGTTCTCGAAGGCTCTTCAAGATTCAATAACATATATTAAGAGAGTAGGCGAAGATTATCGCGTAGAAAAGCAGTATACTGGTAATTTAAACTTCCAGACTGGTGGATTTTTTGATTCAATCGCAGATTACGAGACTGATAATGTAACGAAAGTCTACTGGGTTGATGGAGTTAATCAACCTCGTTTCGTTATACTCCAAGAGGACTGGCACGATTACGACGATACGTCATTTGATTTCGTTCCAGAGATTGATAAGTTCCCGCATATTTACATAGAGAAGCAACACACGTCAGGCGTTGGTATCTTTAAGTCTGGTATTGTCCAGTATTTTTTTACGTATTCTAATATACATGGCGTTGAAACTGCTGTTGTTTATTCTTCGCCATTGTTTTACGCGGACCATAGAAAACGTGCAGGTGCTCCGGATGACTTCGTTGAATGTCAATTTAGTATTAGCATTTCAAACCTCAGCCAAAAGTTCGATAAAATAAATGTCTATCGTGCGATAAGGACATCCGTCGATACAGAAGTTGAGGTTGTTAAGATTGCCAATATTGATATTACTGGAGACGCTACTTCTATTATAGACGACTACGTCGGGGGACAATCCGTTGCTCCTACTGATTTGTTCTTTAAGGGTGGCGATAGGTTTGTTGCTGGTACTCTTGCGGCGAAAGACAATACTCTCTTCCTCGGCAATATTAATACAGTAAATACAGACACGAGTGACCTTGCTTCTGTTTTGAATAACGCGGAACTTCGCGGCTTCGGCTATGGCGGTATGACAAAAGAGCTTGAATTCATCCCAAGTACAGCATTCTTGAATGGTTCAAGAGAAGTCACATATACGCAAAAGCAGTATAATGGTCTTAGTTTCCACTCGAGTAATACATATCTTAAGCGTGGAGATTACTATAATATCGGTCTTCAATTCCAAGATAAGTTCGGTAAGTGGTCCGAACCGATATTATTTGATAATTTCTACAGCCCATCTGGTAAGCCGTTCGATAATCTCATTCCGAAGCAATACGTGCTATTAAACGGTCGTAACTTAAGCCAGAGCATAAAAGATAAGTATAAGAGGGTCCGTGCTGTTATTTGTTATCCTGACGAGAATAAGCGTAACTTTATAGCGCAGGGTGTTCTTAATCCGAGTATCTATTGCACGAAGGATCGCTCTGGCCATATGCCGGATGCTATGTCTTCTTGGTTCTTCCGGTCTGTTCCGTCAAGTTCAGAAGAGGATGTTGAGACGCCAACATCAACTTATCTCGAGTATCGCCACGATTACTTCTTAGCTCCTAACGACCAGTTGAATTGCGAGGTTCAATATATGGACCCGTATATGTTCTCAGAGTCAGAAGGCGTAACAAGTAGATGGAAGTGGGCGCGAGTGTTACCAAGACGGCACGAGGCTAGTGAGAATATGAAGAGGTCTTCTTCTTTTGCTATTGATGCCTCTCTTTGTACGTTAAACTCTCCGGATATTACAGATATTGGTACAGACGAAGAGGAGTGCAACGTTAACATCGTTGGTTCATTCTCGACTAATAGAGTCGTCGGTGAGTATAAGATTTCGATGCGTACGACATCTAATCTCTCGCTTACTGGTACTGGAAATATCATTCCTGAGAATAAGCAGAAGAGCGATACTACAATGAAGCATCTTACGACATGGCCGTTATATTTTGATTCGTTCATGTATGGTCAGTCGTTTGATAGCGAATTAAGAAAACAATATACAAAGAATTCTGGTGTTGCTTGGGCTGTTTATCCTTGGCAGGCAGACAGACCTTTTGGTAACGATATGGAAGGCGCTGAAGGAGACCAGTTATCTAATTTCGATGTTTTGCTTCGTAGTGGTACAAATGAGGCTCTACGTGGACAGTATTCGAAGAAGGTGCTTGGTAATATAAGATATTCTGAAGGAACCGAATATAGTGATGTATACAATATCGGCAATATTAGTAATGTCTATTATTATCGCGGTCAACAATCGGGACTTACAAGAGTCGTTTCAGATGAGGATGTTATAAATTTCTATAGCTCTCTTGACAGTATCTATGGAGGTGCTTATGCTGGTGATGGCTTCTTGGTTCGATATGCGAATGGTTCAACCACAATGAACGGTACGCACGAAGACGCTGTTTCATATAATAGTTATATAAGTACCACAACCCGTCAATTAATGGACAAATCCGTTCTTGAATGGGAATCAATACAATCTGTAGATTTGTTCACATTACTTGGTCTTGAGCCGACGCTGATTAGATATCGTTCTACTCCGCATGGTGTGTTTAAGATTAAGCCTACGTACAATTCATCTACGGGCAAGTATAAGGAGCGCGTCCTTCCGGGATATCGCGATATGACTTATGCGTATCTCGATTCTATTTGGATGAATTCATCTGGTGTTGAATCAGCTGTTCCTAATATGACTGAGCGTTCTAGAGTGCCTGGTGTTGATACTTTCTGGATTGGAGAACTTAATCGTACGGCGATTCCTCAACAGATGTTCCCTCTCGATGTGAATGACAGAGCGTTTATCCCATCAAGCGATATTTTCGATATCATCGATGCGAATATCATAATTGAGTTATATGGAGATATCCATTATCAAAGATGGGATTGCTTAAAGACTTATCCATACTCTTATGATGATAAGAACCAAGTGATTGATGTTCTTTCGTTTATGGTAGAATCGAAGGTCAATCTTGATGGACGATATGATAGATATGTTGAAACAGAAGACATTACGGCGATTGATGATTCATTCTTCAATAAACTGAATGACGTCTACAATCAAAAGGACAATATGTTTACGTATCGAATCCAAGAAGATTGGGTTAAGGAGAATAAGAACTTCCCTAATCAATTTGCTTGGAGTCAGACTAAACACCCCGGCGAGGAAATTGATATTTGGACTAGCGTTAATTTAGCGAGTACATATCAGGTTGATGGTACGCTTGGCGGTATTAAGAAGATTATCAAATTTGGCGATACGCTCTTCTGCTTCCAAGACAAGGGCATCTCTCAGATTATGTTCAACTCTAATATCCAGTTGTCGTCTTCTTCTGGCGTGCCTATTGAGTTAGCTAATTCTGGCAAGGTTGATGGCGTTCGTTATTTCACCAATATGGAAGGCTGTAAGAACCCTTGGACTATCAAGAACGGTATAAGAGGCGTCTACTTCTTCGATGATTTAAATCACTCTATTGACAGAATTGGCGGTGAGGGTCTTGAGCGTTTATCTGAAACGAAGGGCTTTAGCGATTTCGCTCACAACAACGATATCACAAAGACTTGGTTCGATAACGAGAAGAAGGACATCCACTTCGTTACAGGAGAAAAAACATTAGCATTCTCTGAGAAGTTAAATGAGTTTACTTCTTTCTACGATTATGGTAGAGCGAATATTGGCTTTAGTGTTGGAGACCACTTCAATCACTTCTATGCCGTTACGAATTCTCTCTATACTGCGAGAAAGGGTTCTTACTTCTATTTCTTTGGAGATAGCAAACCATCTAAGTTTAGCGTTACTTATCGTATTGCTCCTCAGCCTTACGAGTATAAGATATTCAATACAGTGGACTACCTGTTGAGGGTTACATCTCAGCGCGGTATCAATCACGACTTAGTGTATGATACTGGCTTCCACGAGATTGAAGTATCTACCGAAAATGGTTACGCAAAGCAGAAGATAGACAAAAATGATTTTGCTCTTAATATGAATCAAATAAAGAAGTTTAATATCTGGCGTACGAATATACCAAGATTTGATTTCTTTAGGAGAGCTGACGGAACAAGCCTTTACTTATCGTTAGCTGCTGGACCGGACGAAAATGGTAATGCTTACCAAGATGATTTAGCCGATAAGAGATACGAACTACATAACTTGAAGGTTTCATACCTATCCTAAACTTTGATGCCTATTTACCATAACGGTAGATAGGCATTATTGTTTTTATAAATAATTTTGTTTTCATTCGAGAATTTCGTATATTTGCCGAATAAATAATTGAATATATGGCCGATATTAAGAATATTAAACCGAATCAATTATCTGGTGTTATTAGTGGGGCCTCAAGTATACTTAATACAGCCATAGACTTGGGGAGCATAAATGATAACTATCAGGACGATATTGATCAAGTAGAGAATCAATCATTCTCTCCAAGCAGTACGTATAGTTTAATGAACCAATTCAATAATATGAATTGGGGAGATACTAAATCGATACAAGACTTTACTGGTAAGACAGGCAAGGACTATGCAAAAGGAATCCTTGGTGCTACTGCCGCTGGCGCTTCTGCTGGTGCTACATTTGGCCCTTGGGGCGCTCTCATTGGTGGAGCTGTCGGTCTTGTCGGTAGTGGAATTGGTGCTATTACTGGTGGTATACGCGGAAGCAATGCTTTAGATAGATATAAATATCAATTAGCACAAGCACAAGACTTCGCTATTGGTAATTGGAATACCGCAAATACAGAACTAAAAACAAACATGTTTGATAATTCACTTAAGAGTTTCTATAGGAGTTCCGCTTATGGTGGCGAACTTGGTACGCATGGTAGTGATTTCACAAACGACCTTAGATATATAAATGTTGGTGGAACTCACGAGCAAAATCCTAACGGTGGTGTTCAAATGGGCGTTGACGAGGAAGGTACCCCTAATCTCGTTGAAGAAGGCGAAGTCGTATTTAATGACTATGTCTTTAGTGACCGTTTAAAGCCATCAAAGAAGGCCCTGAATGATTCGTTGCTAGGCGATAAGTACTTCGGTAAGACTTACGCCGAAATAGCCGAGAAACTGGCTGAAAAGAGCGAAGAGATGCCCAACGATAAGATTGAGCAGAATACGCTTAATGCTAATTTAGCAAGACTTATTACAATACAAGAAGAGCAACGCTTACGAAAAGAACAGCGTGAAACGAATGAATTTGCGACTGGTGGACCAACAAAAAGGGGATCTAGCTACGTGTATGGTAACGGCCATGTGACTAGAAGTAAAGAATTAGCAGACTTATATTATACGGTCACGGGGCAATACTCAGAGATAAAAGGTAATGGACGAGTTGGTTATGTCACTTGGGATGGAAGAGTATGGCCAAATAAACAAGCGGCAAAACGACACGCACAGGAAAAAGCAGAAGAAGCGTGGGCTACTTATAAGACGGAAAATGGAATAGACCGCGAATTTCTTGAAAAACTCGATAAGGGACAGGTATCAATTGGGTCTCCTACAACCGAGGTTGATCAACAACAGAAAAGTTATTCAGCTACGTCAACCGTTCCGCCTGCTGAAACTCAGGAACAGCAAATTAAGCAACAAGCTGTTCAAACTGCAAAGGAAGCTGTGGCAAAAACAGACGCGACTGGCGCCGCAGACACAAGTATACGAGCGACTGGAATTAAGCCAACGGTACAAGATGGTAATGTTATTCGACCGGATTTAACTAACGCTTATGTTGGTCGCGGCCAAATTCAGTACGATAGAAATCAAAACGGTGAGGAATTCGAAAACCAGCAATACTATCAGGACTTCCTGAAGTATATGGACAGCGTCAAGGATACTCCAGAAGCACAAGCGTGGATTGACAGAATTAATTCTGGTGAATTTGGCGATATGAATGGCTATCGAATCAATAGTTTTGAAGATTGGTATCGATTAGCAACAGACAAGAAAGTTGGTCCAGTTCATAGCGCTACTTTCGCCGCAGCTCAGTTAGCCGCGCAACCAAATACAAGAGAAAAGATTGAACCGATCCTCCCTAACAGCAAGCCGTTGCCAAACGAGCCGACACTTGAACAGGTGATGGGCGTTAAAGATGAAGGAATACATGACGCTGATAGGCCGCGCATTGATACATATGAAGGTCCGCTTAATGAAGGAGAAGATAATAATTGGGAGGGTCTTCTGCGTTATGCTCCAGTAGTTGGTAATGCTCTTGGCTTATTAGCGAATAGAAAGGACTACTCAGATGTGAATCGCTTTGAGAGTATGACGGCTCGTCCTCGTACTGTTCGATTCACTCCTATCGGTACTTACATCCGTCCTAATCTGGTTGCGCCAAGTGAGATGTCTACGCCTATCCAGAATCAGATGGCAGGTGAGCGTAATTATATAAGCAATAACTCATTAGGCAACTCAACGGCAGCTAATAGTTATATGCTTGCTTCTGACTATCTCGGCAATTCTCGTACTGGTGCAGCCTACTTACAAGGCAAACAATATAATTCTGACCAGAGACAGCGCGCTGCTTCTTATAATCTCGGAATTGACCAATATAATTCCAATGGCGCATTCCAAGAGCAACAAGCAAATATGAGTCTTAACGACTATTATCTGCGTAGAGCGCTCGCTTCTTATCAGATGAGAAACAATATAGATATGGCTTACAATCAGGCTAAATCTCAAAACCTTACTACTCTGTTTAACAACCTTGGCAATATTGGTCTTGATACATTTAATCGCAATAGAGCGAATGAAGTCTATCCTTATAAGTACACAGGATGGAATGGCGATATAGATTTCTACAATAGTTAATATGGCAAATAATAATTTTGTTGTAAATGCAGCTCAGTTCACACCGCTCTCATTTGACGATTACGTGAAGCCACTTGCGATGCTGAATGAGCAACACCAAAAACTTGACGATGCTTATCTCGAGTTATATACAAAGGCAAGTACAGTCGAACAGATGGCTAATGAGCAGACCGACCCTGAGGCATATAAGCAATATAAGAATTACGCTAATGACCTGCGTAGTGCTATTGACGTTCTTGACAAAAATGGATTGACTCCAAATAGTCGTAGGCAAATGTTACTTATGGCGCGTCGTTATGGCGACGAGGTTGCTCCAATACAAACAGCGTATGGCCGTCGTGCTCAAGATATTATGGCTCAGCGAGAGGCTTTATCAAAAGACCAATCTATTCGTTTTAGCCGTAAAGCATCGGATTCTTCTCTTATGGATTACATGAACGATCCTGCGCTTTCTTATGAGCAGATGTCCGGAGCTGCTATTACAGCGGATGTGGCGAGTAAGGTTAAGAACTTGAAGAATCAAATCCTCAAAGGTGGAGTTGGCGCTTGGAGTAAGACTCTCGGAGGCCAGCAATTCGAGAGAATGGTCCGCTCTGGATTGACGACTGACGATATTGCGGATATAATGGCTAATCCGGCTAAGTATCCTGAGTTTACGAATCTTATCAACTCGGCCGTACTTTCTTCTGGCGTTGGTGAGTGGGGCTCTTCTGAGGATATTGCTTATGCTACACAAAAAGCATATGATGGACTCTGGGAAGGCATTGGCACAGATAAGCTTGAATCCGTTGAAAATAAAGACCTTGACCGCGCTTATAAGTCAATGCAAATCGCTCGACTTAGGGACGAGATGGAAAATCCCGAGAAGTACGGTCATAAGAATACAAGCAAGTCTGGTGGCGATAGTGACCAACTCAATGGAAGGCACTTCGTTACGCAAACCGGCGCGTTAAGTCCTAACGAGAGTAAGCGCGTTAAGACTCACGCTGACGATCTTAAGTTCGTACAAGGACTGACTACAGATGAATCGAAACTCAAAAACAAAGATAGACAAAAGCTCGAACAGATTGCTCGTACGTATGGTGTGTCTCCTACTGTTGATGATGATGGCAACATTGATTACACTAATTTAATCAACATAATGGCAGCTAATAGTGGCGAGAGATATCGTAATTGGTATACATCTAATCTTACGGATAGCTCAACGTTACTGAGTAATATGGGCTTTGAGATTGCGAATCAATTCAACGGCGAGGAAGTAAGCGATAAGGATATGGACCTGATGTTTACTCCGACAAAGAAGAGCTGGGCTGACATTAAAGTAGGCAAATCTAACGGTGTTGAGCTTACGAAGATGGATGTACTTAATGACATCATGCATAGCAAAGACTCTCGTATTACGCTCGACCCGATGTCTGGTAGACTTATGGTTCAACAGACAGTCAGACCGGAACTCGGAAATATCATCCTTTATGATATAGAGAGAGATGGTGGTACTCCTAGAATCCTTGGCGGTCAAAACTTCTATGGCAACTACGGTGGCGTAGAGACTAGGGATAACTTAGCTACACTTATGGCTAAGATACAAGAGCTGACATGGCATGATTATTTATACGATAGCAATACAAGCCCGCTTCTTGGTTTAGTCGAGTCATTATTCTCAGGGTTGACTGCTGCAAATAACGCTGTTACGATGAGCCACGGTAGCGCTTCTGATAAAGCGAACGTTTATATACCAACACCATAATTATGGCAAAGAGGAATTTAATAGATATATTAGATACTCAAACTGCTCAGGCAGCAAGGGAATACTCGCAAGGCTATGATGGTACTACGGGTATTCCTTCCGTTGTCCAGCAGGTAAATGAGGTCGAAGATAGTAAAAGACAGCCAACGTATAGGACTTATTCTCCACAGGAGCAAGCCTATCGTCAAGGAATGGACGACGCGTTATATGGTCATCAAGCTGTGTCTGTTGAGCGTCCAGACAACTTAAAGCCATCAGATAGAGATGATGTATGGGTTGGTCTTAATGACGCTTATAATATGGAAGACCGTCGCGCTAGACAACAATCTGGCGCAGAGCAGTTAGTCAATGGTATATCGAAGGGCGTTATTATCGCAGGCACTACATTCGTTGACGGTATTGTCGGCACCGCTGCTGGTGTTGTTAACCTTGCTTATCAGGCAGCCAATGGCGATATTGAGCGTCCTACTGATGCGTTATTTGCATTCATTGACAATCCGGTCTCTAAGAAATTACAACAAGTGAATGAATGGGCAGAGAAAGTAATGCCCAACTATTATACAGAAGAGCAAAGAGAATCTCCGTGGTACGCTCCAGTTAATCTATTCAGTGCTAATTTTGTTGGCGATAAGTTCTTAAAGAACACCGGCTTCATGATTGGTGCTGCTTATTCCGGTAGAGTTAATGCTGGCATGATGTCTAAGGCGCTTGCTAAGAAAAGCGCAAGAAACGCATTTAAAGGCGTCGTAAAGAACGCTGCTGGCACAAAGGAACTTACTACCGGCGCAGAGATATATAAGGCGTATAAGACGGGAGATGCCTTCATGGATGGCGTTAAGCTTACTGAAGATTTAGGTAAAGCTGCAAAGCAATTACGTAATGAAGAGTGGAGCTTAAAACTTCTTGGTTCTATGGCTGCGGCTGCTGGTGAATCTCGTATTGAAGCGATATCAAATACCGAAGACTACGAGAAGCGCATGCGGGCAATGATAGATAAGGACAGAGAGGACGCAGTTAGTAGAGTACAGAACGAGGTCATTGCTCAAAATACGGTGGATAATCGTACTTATACTATCTCATATGACCCAGAGACTGGACGCTCGGAGATACAATATACTAAATTAGGTCACGATATTGCAAATAGCTTACTTGCTGATATTGAGCAGAGATACCAAGATGCAAACATTAAGTTACAGCAAGATAAGGCAGTAATGGCAAACCAGATATTTGGTTTGAATATGTTTGTCTTAACTGGTACAGACCTATTTACTTTCGGTAGATTTATTTCTGGTGGTTATGCTACTAATCGTGGAGCCAAAGATTACTCAAGGAGAAAATTAGGTAAGGAGCTTGCGTACGAAGCTACTAATAAGGAGCGCAATAAGTCGATAGCAAAGATGATATCTGTGCCATTTGCTGAGGGTCCTTACGAAGAGATGATGCAATCCTCTATCGCTACTGGTGCTGGTTATAACGCTTCTGCCAAGATGAATCAATTCTATGGTTATAAGATTGACCCAGAGGCACAAGATGATGCAGTTAACTCAGTTAATGCAATCCTTGAAGGTATTCGCGATACTTACAGTGATGCTAATAAATGGGAAGAGGGTCTTATCGGTGCTTTATCTTCCGTTGTCGGTCTCCCCGGATTTATTGAGGTTAGAGATGCCAACGGTCAAATCCAGTATAAGGAAACCAAGGATAAGAACGGTAGAACTCACCATATTCCTCAACGGAAATTCCAAATGCAGGGAGAGTTCTGGTCAAGCAAGCGAGATATTAGTGAGCATACAAAGAAGAGCAAGGAAGTTACTGATGCTTTAAATGAAATCGTACAAAATCCGGAGTTCGTTAAGCGTTGGCAGTCTGTTATTCGGCATAAGGCGTTAGACACCATCATGGAGCAGAGTGTTCGTGAAGGCGATGTCTTTGCCTATAAGAACGCAGAAAACAGCCAGATACTTTCAGATATTCTCGCCTTTGAGAATGCTGGTCGTATTCAGGACTTATATGAGCTTATTGACGAAAACTCAAATATCACCGTAAGGGACGTGGATGCTATTCGCGCTGCGACAAGAGACGAAAAGACTAATGTCTCTCCTTATGATGATATGCTTGACGAGGATGTCATAAAGAAAGTTCAAGACCATGCACAAGCGTTTAAAAACAAGCTCGATAAGTATGTTGAAGTAAGAGACAATATCAGGCAAGTATATGGTACTCAAATAGATAATGATTATCTTGAGGCTATGACTTGGGCTTATATGAATATCGACGACTCTGAGCAGCGAATGAAGGAGCTCTCCGATGAGTTGATTCCTAAGCTTAACGATATTGCTCACGTCTATACCGCGCTTACTGGAGAGGAAGTCAAGGTCGATGTCAATAACATGCAAGGCCTGTATCGCTTTATGCTTAATGGCAAGGCAAGAGATAAGTTCTTAAAGACAATCGGAAAGCATAGTGCTCAAAAGTTAAACTTCGACGACCTCTTTGAGTATATCGCCGAGATGGCTCGCGAGCGTAGTAGGGCTTATGATGTTCTTGAGAGTCAAAAGGATTTAACTGATGCCGAACGCGGACGCATAGAGAACTTCAGGGCTAGCGCTCTTGATGCATATCTTGAAGGTAAGCGATTGATAGATGCTCTTGCGAACGACCCGACACTGCATGCGATTCCAGATATCGAAATGAATGACGTTAGAAAGAAGATGGTTGATTTAGCTAATCTTCTCTTCTACAAGACTGAGTTCCTTGATA